GAGTCAACTAAGTCATCGTGGTCTGAGTTGGGGAACGCAGCCATTTCTTCCATTAACTCATCAGCCCAACGCGTAGGTGGCGCCCAAACCTTACCGCTGGCAAACAAATCAGATACAGAATTGATCCTCACCATCTTATCATTACCTCTAGACGGCGTAAACTCTTGAACAGGTATTCCCATCGCCCGTAGTTCATAGATAAGTGGCGCTCCAGACGCCTTGGCCTCAACGATAAACGCATCTGGCTCCCACTCTTTATAGTGGTTAAAGGCTTTCTCTTTTAACTCTGGGAATTCCATGCGCTTTTTAAACGCATCGAGCAAAATAATATTCGCATCATTCTGGTTTTCATTCAAATAGAAAACCCCCCAAGTCGTACAGGCCGAATAGTCAGACCGTTCGTTCTTTGTAAACGCCGTATCCCAAGACTGGATCACAAACTCACACTTAGGTGGGTCTTCTTCTGTCCATTCTTTCCACCACTCCCTTTTAACAATCGCGCCCTGTTCGGAGGTTGGACTTTGCTGATACTGGGCATTCCACTTAGAGGCAGGCAGTTCAGACTGTAGGGCATGGAGTTCTTCTAGGCTCCAAAACTCTGGCCATAGGGGATTACCACTCGGAAGGATCGCAGGGAAGTCAATCACCTCCCAGTCATCGTTCCCGTCTTTGTCAATGGAAGCTTGAAGGATCCGGCCAGTCAAATCTCTCTTGGCCCAGCGTGTCATCACAACAATGATCGCACCTCCAGGCTGAAGACGCTGGCGCGGCCCAGATGTGTACCACTCGTAGACTTTGTCAAAGACAGTAGGATCTCCAGCGGCCAAGGCGGCTTCTTGTTCAGAATGGGGATCGTCAATGATCAGTAGATCAGCACCTTTACCAGTCACCGTTCCTCCTACACCAATCGCAAAATACTCTCCGTTTTTATTCGTAGACCAACGACCTGCGGCCTTGCTGTCAGACCTTAAATTAACATTGGGGAATATCTTAGAGAACGGCTCACTGGCTACTAAGTTACGAACCTTACGGCCAAAGCCTACCGCCAACTCCGCCGTGTTCGAACACTGGATAATCTTCTTACTAGGATCCCGTCCCAAAAACCAAGCCGGCAGCATATAACTGGCAAACTCAGACTTCGTATGCCGAGGGGGCATATTGATGATCAGCCTTTTTATCTTTCCCGTAGCGATCTCTTCAAACTTCTTAGCCATTACCTTGTGGTGGCGTCCGTCAATGAACCCCGGCCACATGGCATGGGCGAATTTATTAAAGTCGTCAAAGGCTTCTTCTCTTTGTTGGCTGGCTTCTAATGCGTCTAAGTCGTCAAGGTAGGCGGCTTGTTCGTTAGCAGGCATCTTAAAGAAAGTCTCGGCGGCGGCCTCTGCTTCTGGTTTTGAAAGGTTAAGAGCAAACATTACCCTCCTGACAAACAGGTCGCGCTCCTCTTGCATCTCCAGTTGTTGCTTTTTATTCATTGATCGTTACAACCAGCGACTTATCATGTTTTACAAATGACACCTTATCCATGGCGCTGAACAGTTTATTCACCGTCTCCATCGTAGGGTTCCCACCGTTCTCAGCTCTAGCAATCGTAGGCGCAGATACCCCAGACTTTCTAGATAACTCTAGTGTTGTATAGCCCATCGCAGCCCTACCCACTTTTAATGCTAATCCAATGTTCATGGCAGGTTCCTCAAGCTAATATAAGACGGCCTAACACTACGTGCCGAATTCTTAGCCCGCCTGCATATCCCTAAGTCACAGAGCTTCTTCACTACACGGTGTACATTCCCCCGCCCTCTATCCCCAGTATGAAACATGATGTCATCTATAGAAGGCCCATAACCAAAGTTCCTCCAATACTCATCTATCACAAGGAACACAGTCCTCTGCTTCTCAGTCATACAAGCTCCTATACACGCATCTAGCGTATGCTTAATTGCTTCTCTATTCTTATGTATCATTGTAAGTTTCATGCAAGGTTCGAATTAACACTGTTAATTACCCCCCACCCTTTTTTGTATGGAAACACATAGGGGGGGTCATTCTTTATCAAAGTCCAGCACGGTGTCGGCAGAATTTGTAGGGGGTACCCCCTCTTTTTTTTCTGTGATGTCAGAGCCCAGTGTTTGAATGAGTGAAACAGTATGTGATAGGGCGCCCGGCGCGTGCGGGCCTGCAGGCGGGGCCCCGGGTGCGGTGGGGTCGGCGCCGGCGGCCTCCGAAGTGCTGCCCCCTCTGATTTCCTCCAGCAAATCTAGCGCTTCTGCAGCTGGGCCAGCGCTGGGCGCCCGGGCCTGCAGCCTATCGAGTAAGCGGGCCCTGATGTCGGCGCTCTTATGGATGACGGTCGATTCTTTTCTTTCCAAAAAGGCCCCGACTTCAAAAAGATTACCGATCAGCTGCAGCGCTTTCATGCGCTGGGCCGGGGGGAACTCTGGGTTTAGTGTGTGCTCTACCAGCTGCTGCACCAGCAGGGCCTTCAATTGTGCGGGGGTTCGATGTTTCTCCGCTTCTATTGCCAACTTATACGCTGCTATCTCCCTTTGAATTCTTGCGTCAGCTGCTAGCACATACGGCGCGTTCTTGATTGTGCTGGGCGCTGGGTTGGCCTTATGGCTGCCCCGGTATGCTTGGGCCTTACTCTGGCCGAGTGCAACAGCATGAGCGAAGGCCTTCATTTTATGCGTGAGCTTTGGTGTCTTACCCTCTCCGCTGCTTAACAGCGACTCAATAGGGACTTGATCTAATCCGGCCTTGATCTGCGCGCGCGTGAGTTTCTGTGGCATGGTGTTTTTGTGGGTACAAAATAAGAATGACCCGAAGATAACAAAACCCGCGCTGCAATGCAAACCACTTGCACCAGCTGGGCCGGGCTGGTGTTATCGGTGCAACAGCTGCTGCAGCTCTCCCATGGCCTGAACCCATAAACCAACCCCCAGGAATTTAGCCGGCTGATTTATTTTGCATTTAACGCACAAAAACCCCTTGACAAGTCAACACATGAATTGGTGTAATCGTTATTCATGTTTTGTTTGTTTGTTTATTAAAGGAGATTTAACCCTATGCGCCACTTCAACGGAATTAACGAAGAGGATTTATTGACCCTCTTACAGATTGCCCGCGCTGCTATTGCCAGCATAGACGCCCCGCACATTGTGCAATGGCAAAACGCCCTAGACAGCGAAGAGCTGGACAGGCTACACAACATCGCCGCGCGCTATATCCGCGCTCATGAGGTCACACAATGAAACCAATTTATTTAATCGCCTGCAGCGCTGCCAAGCTTGACCGCGAGGCACCAGCTGCACAACTCTACACCGGCCAAGCTTTCCGGCTGGCCATGGCCGCAGCAGAGCGGGCCGGCGCCGAGGTTTTGATTCTCTCCGCGCTGCATGGGGTACTTGAACCCACAGACTGGGTGAAACCATACAACCGGGCCATGCATGACATGACCGCGCACCAGCGCAAATTTGGGCTGCGATGACCGCCGACAATCTGCGCCGCCGCTGCTTATTTGATCGCCAAATTATCGTGCTGGCCGGTAAGCATTACGCCGCCGCCCTTGACACCTTCCCCAATGTTTCCCGCCCGCTGGCTGGCCAAGGTATCGGCCAACAGCTGCACACCCTGAGATCACTCACCAACTGAAAGGCAAACAATGATACTCACAACACCCGACCAAATAGCCCGCTACCGGCTGGCCACTCTACGCGCCGCGCTTAAGCTGGAAATTGCCGGCATGAAGCGCCGGGGCCCGAGCGCTTACGCAATCCTTAAAGATGAAGGGTTCACCGGAACCCGGGCCGCTGTGCTGCAGCAACTTAACGACCAACTTGAAAGGGCCGACCATGTCCAAGCTTGAATTATTCGAACGCGAAACCAGCACCTACCGGGACGGCTGGGCCGGCCTCGACAGCTGGGCCCATATCGGCACGGCCAAGCTGCTACAGCAGCGCATGACGCGCGAGCCCGAGGGATACGATGACGGCGGCGCCTATCTGGCCAAGGTCATAGCCCCCAGCAACTTAAAGGGCCGCGACCTATCCCGGGCCATTGCCGCGACCATGGCCGGCAGCAGCTGCAGACATGAGCACGACTGTTGCGGGTGCCCGAGCACCAGCGCGAGCGTTAAACGCACCAGCGCCCGCGAATATTCCGTTTATCTCCGAGTGTCATACAACTATTGAAAGGCCAATAATGAGTCACCCATTTAAAACCAAGCAGCCCGGCCACGCGCTGCCTTTTGGAATCGAGCACACCAGCGACCCGGAAGGGGAGACAGTCCTACATTGTGAATGGTTTGCGACCGAGGCCGAGCGCGATCACCAGCTGGCATTTTGGCTGGCCTACAACGAGGCCGACCAATGAAACACCATCGACACCGCCAAACCTACAGCCCAGCAGCAGAGCGCGCCGAAGCCCGGGCCGCCGCTGGTTTTGATTTTCTCGCCGTTTTGCTAGTGGCCGGCGCCCTGACTGTGGGCGCCCTTTTTTACTTCGACATTTTTACAAAGGGGTTTTGATGCTTTACACATTCATTAGAAACAGCGGAAACCGCAAAACCGGCCCGCTTCCAGTCACCTACAATTTGCGGGAAACTTGCCCGCCCGGCTGCGCCCTTTACCGGGCCGGCTGCTATGGTGAAGACTTCCACACGCGCATGAGCTGGGACAAGGTGCCCCAGCGCGGCGCCCCGGTGCAGCAGCTGGCCGGCCACATTCAGAGCCTGCCCCCGGGCCAAGTGTGGCGCTTTGCTGTAGTGGGTGATCTGCCCGGTAAGGGTGAAGCAGTAGACGCCCACGCGCTGGGCCTAATCGTGAAGGCCAACCGGGGCCGGCGCGGGTTCACCTACACCCACAAACACCAGCCCGAGGCGCTCAAGTGGGTTAAACACGCCAACAGCTGGGGATTCACAATAAACCTGAGCGCCGACAACGCCGGCCACGCCGACCAGCTGGCAGCCACCGGCGCCGGGCCTGTGGCCGCTGTGGTGCCCATGGATACCCCGAAGGTAAGCCACACCCCAGCCGGGCGCCTGATCGTGATCTGTGAGGCCCAAACCCGCGAAGAGATAACGTGTGAGTCATGCGGCAATTTCGAACCATGGTGCAGCCGGGCCGATCGTGATTTTATTGTGGGTTTCCGGGCCCATGGCAGCAAGGCCAAGCAAACCGACAAGCTGGCCCGCCGAGTCATTCCAATTTTGAAAGGTTGAAAATGCTTAAAACAATGCGCGCAAAGTATCCCGGGAAGTGCAGCCTATCAGGCGCCCGCATAAACCCCGGGGATTTCATTTTGTACGACACCGACACCCGAACGGCCCAGCTGGAACCAGACGCCGACACAATCCAATTTTCAACGACCAGCCCGCGCGTGAGCGATGTTTACAACTTTTCGGGCCGTGAGTACTACCGCAACAAAAAGGGCCGCTGTGAAGACGCGCCGTGCTGTGGCTGCTGCACTATCTGAGGCCCATCATGAAACAAACCGAAAACACCTATATTCAAGCCGGTTACAAAGTGGCCCGGGCCATCAAAGCCGGAAGCGCGGCGCGCGCCCGGGCTGCAATCCAAAATTTCGATTTTCTGCTGGCCCTTGAAGCAGAGGCCGACAGGGCCGAGGCCCGGCGCCTTTATGTGCTGGGTTATAACGAAGGCCAGCACTAACCACCGCCCACCACGCACCGGCCCCCGGGCCGGACAGGCCGCCCGCAAGACCAGCATACAAGCTGGCAAAACGAGGCTATTTATAGAAGTATTTCAGCCAGTAAAACGAGGCTATTTCCTAATTAACAGTGTTAATTAACCCAACAAACGGAGATTTTTTCATGCCAAATTGGTGCTCAAATTCATTAAAAATTGTCGCAACAAATACCGACTCAGAGAAAAAACTTGCTGAAATTGTGCAAGAGCTGGCGCGCGCTGTTGCCGCGAAAGAAAACCCAGCGATCTTTCAAATGATCCGCCCGGTACCCAAAGACCTGCAAATTACAGCCGGGTTTCTTGGCAAAGGCACCCCCGAGCAGGCCGAGCTCGAAGTTCTTCAGGCCGACAATCTAAAGCATTACGGCTATAAAAATTGGCATGGCTTCTGCATGGCAGAGTGGGGCACCAAGTGGGACATGAGCATTGCAGACAGCCCCGAGGTTTACGAGATTGAGGGCAACGCCGTGACGATTTACTTTGACACGGCTTGGAGCCCACCGGAGGCCATCTATCACGCTCTAGAGGCCATGGGGTTCAAGGTCGAGGCCACCTACATAGAACAGGGCATGGGATTCATTGGTCACTACAGGGACGGGGTCGATTTCTGCACAGACATGGATCAGCTGCACCCAGTAACCGACAACGAAGAAGATGAAGACGAGTTTTTTCACCTGTGCAAGAACATTGACAAGTTTTTTGAAGATGCCGGCTTCGATCACTCGCCCCCAAATTTTGGAGGCTAATTAACACTGTTAATTCGAACCTTGCACAAAACTTACAGAAACACGCGCAGAGATTCGGCAGCCAACTGGGTGCCAATCCTCTGCTCGGTGTCATTGAAGTCTTCTCTAGCCTCGCCTAACCAATAGACCGAGGCTATTTTTTTGGCCGTGGCCACACCCATAGGATCGTTATCAGCAATCACCAATGGGTCGCGCAGACTCTTCGCGATCTCCAACATATTACCCGCAGAAAAACAAACGTGAATCGTATAGCGTTCGCGCAAATGCTTCATTGCCCTACGCACAGACATACCCGTGGCAAACCCCTCACACAAAACATTTCTGCCCTTGTTGTCAATCACTAGACTGGCGCCCTTGGTCTGCTGCCCTGACAAAAAGCGCTTTGTGCCGTCTTCCTGAATGAGCTGACACCCAACCAAGTGCTGACCTATTCTCATCGGCAGAACAAGCAGGCCATTCCAAACCAATCCCTTATCGGGGAAACCCTTGCGAATCAAGTAGGGGTGCTGCTGCTTATGGGCATTGTTCAGGATGAATGCGGCCTTGTCTGCAGCCTTACGCTGACGCAGCTGGTGTTCTTGCTTGGCCGCCTCGCGCTTGGCCGCAGCATTGGGGTCGGGTATGAACGGCTCGCTGGATTTGTAAAGTATGTGCCGATCATGCACAGCGAAGTTAATGATCGCGCCCTTGTGGCCATCGAAGATGTAGGCGCCGTTCTGTTTCCGTGGATGGTCATCAGTCCCAACACGCACCCAACGATCTAGCACTAGGTCTTTGATCATGAGGCCATGATCCCTTGCGAATTCTTCAAAGGTCATTTGTTGGCCTTCGATTTAGCCCAAGCAATGTTGCGCGATTTAATCCACGCGCTGGTTTTAAAGCTTGTCGTTAAGGAATTTGTATTGAGGCCGCGAGGGTAGGTGCCATACTTTTCTTTGTATTTATGTGCAGCCCAGCCCTCTTTGTAACCCCGGGCCTTTGCAAAAAAGATCAGCTCGGAATAGAACTTTTGATTCTCTGTGACCAGCTCGCGCTTGGTTATTTCTAACTCTGTTAATTGACCTGGGACATTCAGGACTTGCTTTTGTGCCTTCTCAAACCCACACTCACCGCAGACCCGATCAGGCCAGACCCACAAAGTCTTACAGGCCGGGCACTTGGCCTCGGTCTTTTCTTTCTCTGTTGGTTCCTTTTTGGCTGACTCGGCGCCGTTCTGCAGCTCGGTCACACCCTCATCAAACAACTTATCCCATTCTTTCCTGAACCGCAGGTAATTACCCGAGTGATCCAACCACAACCCGTATTCTTTGCCGTCATAAGGCCGCATGATGCGCCCCATCTGCTGCACATGGCTGCTAAATGACTTAGAAAACGGCCTTGCAGACACGCCAATCATCACATCAGGGACGTCAAAACCTCTGGTCAGTATGTCTGTGGCAATTAGTCCGTTGATTTTCGTGTCAGGCCTGCTGAAGTCTTCGATTGTCTCGGCTTTGAACTCGTCATCCTCTTTGTAACTGATCGACACAAAGTTATAACCGCGCTCGTTAAACTGGCGCACAAGGTCGCGGCCATGCTCAACACCAGAGGCAAA